TGTCTGGTAAATTAAGTCACAAGCATGATGAAAGCACTCAAGACCCCTCTTAGGTATCCTGGCGGCAAGTCTCGTGCTTGTACTAAGATGGATCAATTCTTACCTGATCTAAACAGGTATAAAGAATTTCGTGAACCTTTTTTAGGTGGAGGTAGCGTTGCCTTACATATTAGTAAAAAGTATCCTCATTTAGAAATATGGGTTAATGATTTATATGAACCACTTATTAACTTTTGGACTGAGTTACAAAAAGATGGTTTAACCTTAAAAAATGAATTAACTAATCTTAAAATTGCTCATTGTAATCAAGATTCCGCAAGGTGTTTGTTTGATGTAATGAAAGAAAATGTTAATGATAAAACAAAAACAGATCTTGAAAGAGCAGTTGCTTTTTATGTTGTAAATAAGTGTAGTTTCTCTGGTCTTACAGAGTCCTCTTCTTTCTCAGCACAGGCAAGTGATTCTAACTTCTCTATGAGAGGTATTGAGAAGTTACCAGAATATTCAAAGTTGATAGAGAATTGGAAGTTTACTAATAATGATTATACAGATTTATTAACTGATAGTAGAGATGTTTTTATATACCTAGATCCTCCTTATGAGATTGGTTCTAATCTTTACGGTAGGAAAGGATCATTACATAAGAAATTTGATCATGATAAGTTTGCTAAGGAATGTGATGATTGTACAGGACATCAATTGATTTCATATAATTCTAGTCAACTGATAAGAGATCGTTTTAATAGTTGGAATGCAGCAGAATTTGATCTTACTTATACAATGAGGTCTGTTGGTGACTATATGAAGGAACAACAGGATAGAAAGGAACTAGTACTTTTTAATTATGGTCTTGATCCAAAGATTAAAGTTAGTTTTGAGGGATGTTATAATTATAACAAATTGAAGCAGGAAGGACTCGCTTCATAAATACAATTAAAATATTGTCACAAGAGATGAAGACATTTTCAGAATTCATGTTAGAATGTTCCCAACTAGATGAAGGAGGACTTTCTAGAGCAATAAGCAAATCTGATACTCATGATAGTGGTCATATTTCTGCAGATCGTGGAAGTGATGAATCTGCTAATCGTCAGAAGCGTAAAAAGCTTGAAGGAAAATTAAAAAAGAAAGGCATTGGTTTTAAGAAATCAACTGGTAGTTACAAGTATGATGATGGATCTACTGGAAGGGAAGTCTCTTATCATACAACTAAACCAGAGGGTATGTCCAAACGTAAGTTTGGTAAAACAATGCGTCGTGCTGGTAGAGAAGCAGGACAAGAAACTGTTATCACTAAGAAGGCAGGAAAACCTGCAAGATTACATGATACAGAATCTAAGAAACCTAGTAAGTCTATCAACATAGGAAAGAAAGCAAAGCCTGGAGATCATCCAAGAGGTGATGGACAGACTGGCGAAAAACGTACAAGGGGTACTAAGTTATCCAATCCTAAAAACAAGGATAGAACATTTCATTATGACAACTAAACCTTATGATGACTCCAACTGGAGAGAAGAGTACAAAGCATATACTAGTAACAAAAAGTATCTTGAGTTACTTGAGAACGGACCTAAGAGTCTATCTCAGTCATGGATACTAGGTGCTTTGTACAATCAATGGAAAAAAGTAAAAGGATATAAAGATCCTGAACCACCAGATTGCCAATCCTCATTTAAGGAATGGAACTCTAAAGTTGAAAAATGACCGATACACAAATTATGAAAGGGAAGGTAAAGACTGTATTTACTACATCTGAACCTGATAAAGTTTTCATACAATATGAAGATAGAGTTACTGCTGGTAATGGTAGGAAGATAGATTTTCCTCAAGGAAAAGGAAAAGTTTGTATGGAAATTTCTGCATTTCTATTTGAGATGTTGGAAGGTATGGGAATTAAAACTCATTACATTAGTTCAATTCCTGAAAGAATTATGACTTGTAAGAAGGTTGATATTATTCCAATAGAAGTAGTAGTAAGAAATGTTGCTGCTGGTTCTATAGTTAGACAAACTACCTTAGAAGAAGGACAACATCTTACTACTCCTTTAGTTGAATTTTATTTGAAGGATGATGAAAAAGATGATCCTTTACTTACTGAGGATAGAGTAGCATTAATGGGTTATGTTGATGAGATAAGAATTTTTAAATTCCGTGCAAGAGAAATTAATGTTATACTACAGGATGTTTTTCGTAAGATAGGTCTTACACTTGTTGATTTTAAATTGGAGTTTGGTTATGATTGTGAACAAAATTTACTCCTTGCTGATGAACTATCACCTGATGGAATGCGGCTCTGGAAAGAGGGAACGTCTGAAAGTTTTGATAAAGACTTGTTTAGGAAAGGAAAAGGTGATATAGTAGAAGCATATAATATTATTCTTGATAAATTATCTAATGAATCTTGAAGAATTAGTTTCTAGTTATCCAGATTTCCCAAAAAAAGGAATACTCTTTAGGGATATGTTTCCAATATTGAGAAGCCCTGAAGCAATGACTTCAATGTTAACTCAGTTGGGTGATTTTTCTGATAGATGGATGCCTGATTATATTGTTGGTATTGAGTCTAGAGGGTTTATAATTGGAACTGCTTTAGCAACCAGACAGAGAATGGGATTTATTCCTATAAGAAAGAAGGGTAAATTACCAGGTAATGTAGTTGGTGTTAATTACAGTTTAGAATATGGTGAGGATAGATTAGAAATACAATCTGATGTATTGAAAGATCAGAAAGTATTGTTAGTTGATGATTTACTTGCAACTGGTGGTACAGTAAAAGCTGCTTCTGAGTTGATTAGTAGGGTAGGTGGACGACTTGTAGGTTGTGCATTTGTGATAGAATTGTTGGGATTGAATGGTAGAGATAATGTTCCTGATGTTCCAATTAAATCATTGATTAGTTATGATTAATGTTGTTGATAATTTCTTCACTGAAGAACTTAGAGAAGAAATTTTTGAGTTAATGGTAAGACCTAAATGGTCACTTACTGGTGGTAGTGACTTTAATAGTTTTTGGCATATGGAAGATCTTGATGATGAAGAATATTTCTCATCATTTCTTTTCAAAAAGATACAGGAAAAAATAGGATTTGATTGTAGAGCAGGTAGAATATATGCAAATGGACAAACTTCATGTCAGAGTGGTAATATGCATAAAGATGGTAATGATGTAACATTTTTATATTATCCAAATCCACAATGGCATATTGACTGGAGGGGAGAATTGGTATTTGTTGATGAGAATAATTCTCCTTATAAGGTGGTGGAATACAAACCAAATAGAGCAGTATGGTTTAATGGTGATATACTACATTATGTTTCTGCACCAGATAGATTCTTTAATGGGTTAAGAGTATCCTTAGCTTATAAATTATTTACTTAATATGAAAAGATTATGGAGAGTATGGAAGTATGCACTGGGTAGTTTCTCTGATGAAAAGACTAGACGATACGACAATTACATTGTTTTGGTACGTTCTATTATTTTCTTTTCTTATCTCATTACTAATTGTTTTATTATTGCAGGGGTGATCCGACA